GCTGGCGAAGTTGATTGCCTTGTCTATGGCGAAATAGAAGTGCTTGGTGACCGTGCTGCCTGAACAAATTTCATATGTGATACCTGGTGATCAAGTTATTTTTTTGGTTACCGATGAGCGTAGCGTCCATGTTACTGAGCAAGCTGGTGGCACGCTACAGTTACGTGATTCATTTGGATCTATCAGTATTGAGGAGCCTGGGCTTATAGGAGAGCCTACAGACAACCAAGTCATTCACGCGCCTACTATGACTGTCATACCTCAAGAGGGTGGCAGAGGACCGGTGATCAATAATGGAGAAACCATTACCATTGGCCTGCTGTTGTCGCTATTGTCCGGCCAGCTGGATGAGGCTGAATTTACTGCCGCGCTCAATACGAGACTGGATGAAATGCACTCTAAGCGGCTTAATTCCAGAGAGCAGTCTGGATATGGCACGCATAACACAGTCGTTACGCTCAGCGACCCGTGGACCGATCGTGCGCCGATTATTGAATTGGTTCTTGGGCCAGGTCAAACCATGGCTAGGAGAACAACTCAGGTTGGTGTGGAGCCAAACTGCATTACTTACATCGAAATACCTGAGCAGGAATGTTTATTTGGGCATTCTGGTTTATCTGATGCTGAAAATGCCTTCACGCTCAAAGCAGCAATACTGGAAAAATCCGCTCCTACCCAAATAGCTTTAGCTTGGATACCCGCTACAGTTACAGGCCCACCAAACCTGACTGTGCTATCTACTGAATCTGTGCAAACAGCAGTTACTGCGGCGTGTATGGGATTTAGGATCCAAGGAACTATTGGCTTAGTTAACGCAGCGACACACGCAGTAGAAGGAACTATGTACCTGGAAATGACCAGAGATAGTATTGAGTGGGTTGTTGTAGCTCAGCTGTTTCGATCGTTTTCAGCAACAGATAGCAACCAAGTTACTTATGCGTTTGACGAGTTTTTATTATTTGATCAAGCAGCGCATAATTATAAATTTCGTGGACGCCTGGAAGTTTCTCCAGATAGTAATGATTCCCGACGATTGACAGGTTCTGTTCATGTTGCTACCGTAGACGAGGTTGGAACAGGAACTATTTTGTCAAATGACGTTCAAATTAAATGGTCTGTTAAGGAATAATTAAATGGCAAACGAATTTGACGAAACAACTGCCGAAGATAATAGTATGGTTGACACTCCAAAAATGACTAATTGGGGTAATGAGCCTACTATTCGAGATTTAAAGCAAACGATTGATGATGCAAAAAATGACCAGGACTCCCATATTGCCAAAGTGGATGCTTGGCTAAAGAACAGAGCAGCCGAGAGAACAAAAGTTAAAGGCAAGTCTAGTGTCCAACCTAAATTAATTCGCAAACAAGCTGAGTGGAGATATGCTTCTCTTAGTGATCCTTTCTTGAGTACCCCAGATGTTTTCAATGTTTACCCTACTACGGCTGGCGATCTTAAACGGGCTCGGCAGAATGAACTTGTTCTGAATAAGCAGTTTAATACCCAAATTGATAAAATACGATTTATTGATAATTACGTACGAGATGCTGTAGATGTAGGTACAGTTATTGTTCGTATTGGTTGGGAGTCTGAAGAAGAAGAAGTTACCGAGATGGAGCCACAGTTTGCCTATTTGCCAGACAACACCGGGCAACTAGCACAACAGTATATGGCTCTTATGCAGCTCAGGATCAATGACCCAGAGCAGTATGCTGATCACAGTACACCAGCGCTAGATCATGCACTAGAACGCTTCCAGGAGACTGGAGAAGCGTTCTTTACGCGGCAAACTGGTGAAGAGCCGGTAACCAAAATAATTGAGACTAAGAATCAGCCTGTTGTAGAGGTCATGCCTAGTCGTAATGTGATCATCGATCCCTCCTGTGAAGGCGACTTGAACAAAGCTAGGTTTATTGGCGAGAAGTTTAAGTCATCTATTGCTGAATTGACACTTGATGGTAAGTACACAAACCTTGACAAGATAAACGTAAGAAATGCCGAGAGCCCACTTACTGCTCCTGACTACGAAGAGTCTGAGGATCAGGAATCCTTCTCATTTAATGACGATGCACGCAAGCAGTTCATTGTTCACGTCTACTGGGGAGAGTGGGATGTAGATGGCGACGGCGTTGCCACGCAGCAAATTGTAGCTGCTTGGGTCAACGATACGTGCATTCGTAAAGAGCTAAATCCTTACCCTGACAAGCGTCCACCCTTCGTTGCTGCGCAATATATGCCCGTACGTAATTCTGTTTATGGTGAGCCTGACGGTGAACTCCTTAAGGACAACCAGGATATCATTGGTGCGGTAACCAGGGGCTCGATCGACCTTATGGCCAAGTCTGCTAATAGTCAGACTGGTATGCGCAAGGATATGCTCGATGTAACCAATCGAAGAAAATTCCTCAAAGGGCTAGATTACGAATTTAATGGTGGAGTGGACCCGAGGCTTGGGGTATACCAGCACACCTTTCCAGAAATTCCTAGCTCTGCTTTTAATATGCTTGAAGTACAGAACAGTGAGGCGGAATCTCTTACAGGCATTAAAGATTTTCATTCAGGAATTAATTCTCAGTCCTTGGGTCCAGTTGCTTCGAATGCTGGTAGAGCTTTGGATGCGTCAGCTTTACGTGAGATGGGTATTTTACGTAGGCTTACTCAAGGTATGATTGAAATTGGTCGTAAGATTATTGCAATGAATGCAGAATTTCTATCTGAAGAAGAAGTTGTACGTATTACAGACAAAGAGTTTGTTCAAGTTCGTAGAGACGATCTTAGTGGTAAGTTTGATTTGCGTTTGGCTATTTCTACTGCGGCAGAAGATAACCAAAAAGCACAGGAACTTTCCTTCATGTTGCAAACTGCAGGACCAAAGATGGATTTTGGTTTCCAAAAGATTATTCACGAAGAGATTGCAATTCTTCGTAAAATGCCTCATCTTGCAGATCGTATAGCTACTTATGAACCACAACCAGATCCAATGATGGTAGCCAAAGCACAAAAAGAGCTGGAACTTCTCGATGCACAAATTGGCAAAGAGAATGCTCTTTCACAAAAACATTTGGCTGAAGCTCAAGCTGCTGGTGGCCGTGAATTCAAAGATGCAACTCAAGGTACCCTCAATCAAGCCAAAGCTGGGGAAGCTGATGCTAAAGGGCGTCTGCATTCTTCGCAAGCTGATAAGCAGGACCTTGATTACATCCACTCAGCAGACGGCACAGAGCATGCTAGAGAGCTAGAAAAACAAGATCGTAAAGATGCTAATGATGTAATTAAAGAGGCCGCTAAAGGGGCCAACGGAGAACAGCAAGGTACGCAGAAATAACTCTGCGTCTTCATAACTCGAACCCGACAATTAGGGTCGAGGACACAAGGAGATACACATGCAAGACCAAGCACAAACTATCGCAGGACAGATCGAAGAAACTGAAGCCCTTATCAAAGACAGTAAATTGAAGATCGATCGTAAAAACCAACTTCTTCGTTTGGAGAAAAATCGTGATTTTAAAGCTATTATTGGCGAAGGATATTTGCGTGAGCATGCTATTCGCCAGGTAATGCTTAAATCTCATCCAGGTTTGCAGCAGGAATCTGCCAAATTCGCAGTAGACTCTCAGCTGAATGGTATTGGTGCGTTGAAACAGTTCTTTGTAGCAATTATGACTGAAGGCGTTCAGGCTGAAGCTTCTTTGGAAAATGAAGAAGCCTCCTTGGAAGAGCTGCTTGCTGAGCAGAATGAAAGTGCTGGTCAGTAATGGCTGAGGACAAAGATAAACTGGACCCGGCAGATGTAGGAATAATGTCGGACGAAGATTTCCTTGCTATGGATACTTCTGTGTTTGATGATGCAGAAGAGGATACAGATGACACCGACGAGGATACAGATTCTGATAGTGAAGATCAGGATCAAGATACTGACACTGAAGATAACTCTGATGAGGATGAAGACGAAGATACCGATGAAGACTCTTCTGATGAGGCTGCAGCTGATGACAAAGACGATCCTGACTCTGAGGAGC